ACTAGCAACGAACTCGCGAGCAATCCGCTAAAGCGGCTCGCGTTCGCGCTTTTAGGCGCGTCGCTTGCTTGAAGCATAATCCTCTTGTCAAATCCCTTACGCATTGATTAGCCTTTCGTCTCATTATGTGAGATGTGATTTATCTCACAATAACTATTTTGCAACTATACCTGAAATCATCCTCATCTAGCCAAGTATCTGAATATCCATTGTCAGCCATAGCCCTCACTCCACTCTGCACCACAATCCATACACTCATGGAAGTAGTCTTTGTTGTAATTAGTTGTGTTGGTGTTGTACTTTAAACACTCAGGGCATTGATCTTTTCGCATACCTTACAGTTCTCTTTATCATAAGTCCAAGAACCGCAAGCACACCGAATAGGCTCAGTCATTTAACAATCCCATGAACTGACTCATTGGAAGCAAGACCACATAGTCCTCAACCTTCTCGCCCTGCCCATTGCAGCGCAATACTATGAACGAGAGTTTATCGGATTTACGCTCTTTAATCTGTTTAATCCACGCTAAAGGACTAAATTTTGTTACTGCTTTTACCTCTATGTCATAGGGAGTTCCTAGAATGTCACTCCCTTGGCGACCTGCACCGGTGGACTCAGCATAGGGATACCAAGTTTTTAAATACTCAGCAACTACCTTTTGAGTCCGGTAACCTCGGTGTTTACGGTGTTGCGTCATCTAACTCAAATAACTCTAATGGAATACGCCAACCGTTAATTGAGTCATCCCATAAATCATCTATGGCAAAATGACTTGCTTCGACATGACCGAAAACAAACACTTGAGAGAACTTTTCCTCATCCATGCACTTTGTAGCGACGATTGTCTTACCCCAATCCTTTTGCCAAAAGGGAACGGAGTTTCTAGTCCTGACCGATCTAACCTCAACATCAAGCCCGATATCGCCAATATGTTTACGCTTGTTATGTAACTCATTTGGATACCAAGGCACATTCCAAGAAAGGTTGTAAAGTTTAGCCGCAGCCCACTCGCAGACATTGGCTCTTATGTTTGCCAATACCTCATGTTCAAGTTTGCCATTAGCCTTACCTTCAGCATAGTTAGGGCGGTCAACGGAATCCCATTTGGCAAGCCATCTTTCAATGGCAAGTTGGGTAGCCACCCTAACCTCATCCTTAGTTAGGTCTATAATCATTGCGGTTTTGTAAATAGTCCTCGAAGCCACACCGAAAGCATTTAACATAATCCTCATGAGTTAGCATTCGAGCGTCTCCACAAATCTCACAACACTCATTTGAAGGCACAATGTCAACTTCAATGCCTTTATCGGTGAATGTTGCTCTAACCCCATTTGGGTCAATCATCTCTAAGTCACCCATTGCTCTCGCTCTCAAAATACCATCTACCATTCTCTGATAATTTAGCCCATTGTGCCGGACATTGTTGGTCTTTAGGTTTGCCACAACCACAGACATAACCATAATAAGGCTTACCGCCCTTGGAAATTCCCTCTTTCAAGGTTTGTTTGCCTTTCTCGCATGGCATAGGCATTGGAGTACTTGCAGGTAATGAGTCAACGACTTCACCTACTGACCAAACAGTTTGTTCAGGTTTAGTATCGGCAGCAAAAGACTCCCTTAATGCTGTTTCTATTATTGCTGAATTACCTGACTTGCCATAAAGGTTTTGCCTTGACTCTAACTTTTCTTTGAAACTTTTGGGTTCAGTTTCTGCGGCAATAACCTTAGCCATCTCACTCTGACTTGGTCGCTTTCCTTTAGCGGCGTAACCTGCGTTTGCCAAAGCCCTTCCAAGGCTTGAGGTTTCCGCATTTTCAAGCGCAGATGTAGAATTAACACCTCTGTCTGAAATGATTTCATAAGCAAGCCCAGTAGCAAACGGCTGGCTATCCACGCATGTTCTATAAATTTTGGCAAGAACAATAAAGCGTTTTTCAGTATGTTCAAGCAACTCCGTATGAACCATAAAATCAGGATAATCAGCAATAAACTTTCCAAGTCTCACCTCAACCGTCTCATATTCATTAATGTTAAATGCCATCGTACTCACCTCTCATTTCTCTTACAATTTGATGATATATCAAACCGTATCCCAACAAATCTTTTAAAGAGTCCTCATGATCGCTGGTTTGCGAAAGTCTTGAGACCTTGACGAGTAACATGCACATTGCGACCTGCTCAGGCGAAATATAACTGTCAAAGTAACCCGACCATAGTTCGGATATACGGCGGTGATTGAGAGACGCGTTACCGTAAATATGACCTCTGTCCGACAATGTAATCCGCACTTCATCTAATAAGTCCTCAGTTTTTTTCATAGTCAAAAACCGCCCTTGACTTCATGCGTTGTAGTTTTTGTTGGTGTTCTAAACTGGCTTTCCATCCTGAGGAACGACCAGCCCAAAATCCTTGCTCGTAGTAATGCTCTTTTAAAGCCATATAAATTAAGCCTACTGCGAGCGCAGCAAACATTCCGGCAATTGTCCATAAACCTGCATTCATGATTTGACCCTTTCCTTTTCAATATAACTTGCAATCAATGAAAATAGTTTTGCTCTTAAACTTCGATTTGAGTCCTCAGGTGATTCACCTATTGAACTAAACTTGCCCAAAGCATTCTCGGTTGATGACATGTATTGGTCAGTATCTGCCAAGTAAACCAATTTAAACTTGGAAGTTGCAACGCTCTCAACTACCTCGATCATACTGTTAACCATGACCCTGCATAATTGGTTGTAATTATTGGCTGATCAAATTTAAGATCATAATTGGCTTGATACTCAAAACCCTCTTGCTCTAGGTATTTGATTGCCAAGACTAGGGCTGCGCTATTCTCAACCCAGTAAATATACTCATGCTGAAAATTAGGCTCATCATCAAACCTAGTTATCTGCACTTCCCAGTCAATGCCCTTGAACTGCATTTGACTTTCTGTCAACCTTTCAAAATCCTTGGCTGTCAGTTTCATACTTTCCTTTCCGTTACACCAAATCCGTTAATTTGGATAAGTAAAGGATGACACAAAGAACCGACACTCACAAAGGAAGTGTCGGCGTGTTTTATAACGATTTGATAACGAACCCTAAAGGTTAACCGTAGGTTTTACCTTCAACGGTGAAACTGCCTGACCTGTCTATTGGCACAAATACAGGGGTCACCTTAGTATCTTTAACATACATTAAACCAAATCCTTGCTGCCAATTGCCACTTCCACCCTTTAGGTAACGAGCGGATTTAAAATCCATTAAGTTGCCAACTTCGAGACCCCATAAGGTTTGCCCTATTTTGCCCCCTGAGGACGCCGTAATCGCACTTAAACCCGCACGATGAGTATGTCCACACACCACACTTTTGCCATGCCTTATAGCCAATCCTAGGGCTGTTTGACCACCTTTTTGAGACATAGTGCCTTCGTCGCCATGAAGGATAATCCAATTAGGGGCAATAGGCATAGGTTTACGCCAAAATTTAATTCCAAGAGAGTCAAGACCAAGCCAATTTTCAAACCTTAATTCAGGTAATGCACCAAAAGCGGGCAACCTAGTTTTAATTGAGTTCCATAATCGGTCTGTATGATTAGACCTGACCATATCAGTTACCTGAAGTTGTTCTAATATCTTTTGAGTAAGTTTGCGATCTCTGTCAAGTGTGCCAGCAAACTCGCCCGCCAATCCTCTTTCCCATTTAGATAATTGAGGGAGGTCAATTTCGTCTCCGACCGTTGCGACTTGATGAGGCTTCCATCTCGCAATAAATCGTGCAAGGTTTCTAACTGCAATTGGGTCATGGTATGGAATTTGAAGGTCTGAGATCAGAACAATTCGCTTAATTTAGTCCTCATCCTCGTAGGGGTCATGGTCAGGATTAACAGGATTGAACTCCGGTGTTGTTGGTGTTAACCAATCAGGAAAAGTATTTTTATCACACATACCCATTGCCTGATCTACTGGAAACCCTGCTCGTCTTAGGCTCAAGTAATACTCACGAACGCTTATTGCGTAACTATCTAAGCGGGTAAGAACCTGCTCGTGCTGATACTTACCTTTTCGGCGAGTGATCTTTCTT